AAATCCCTGGACCTATGAAGGTACAACTTTTACTTCTGCTGATATTGACAACTTCTTCGGTTTTGTCTACAGGATTACAAATCTTCAAGACGGGAGGGAATACATCGGTCGTAAATATTTCTGGAAGTTTAGAACTCCAAGGGGAAAAAAGCGTAAAGTAAAATCTGAATCTGATTGGAAGAATTATTATGGGTCTTGTCCGGAACTTAAAGAAGAAATTCAACAACTGGGTAGACATAACTTTAGCAGAGTTATGCTCAGCTTACATAAAACAGCTGGCAAAACAAACTTCGAGGAAACAAAACAACTCTTTGCCCACGGAGTTCTTACAGAACAACTTGACGATGGCACACCAAAGTACTATAATAGCAACATCCTCTCCAGATATTTCAGAAAAGATTACTTCGGAGGAGATTGAACCAGTAGCACAAATTCGTAACTGGGCAATGGAACGACTTGAAGCGGCTGAAACTGTAGGAGCTAAAGATGCTATCTATAAAGAGTTTGAAGATTGGATTGAATTAGAAGATAAAGAAGAGATAGAATATATTTGTCTAGAAGATATTGATGTAAAATAGTTNTGGGCATCGAAGACATCACCACCACCCGTTTTCGTGTAAGGCCCACTAATCTTTGTATGGAAAGAAAAGAAAAGGATTAAGAGAGATGCTTGTAGTACAATGTAAGGAGTGTCGTAAGGAGATTAAAAGTCATCCTTCTCAAAGTCATTCATGTGGGTGTCCCAATATGATGACTGTTAAGGGGGATAGTGTAAGTGCAGTTGACTTAGGTAAGGTTGTTATGATAAACTCTAATATAGAAAAAGGAAAACCTGACGGACTTACTTCTCAAGACCTTCAATGGCAAGAAGAAAGACGTAAACGTAAAGTTAGAAAACTTGATTTTGAAATCCGTTAATGACTATTGAATATGGTAAACATCAAGAGATTGTTTATACGAAGATGGAGGTAGATCGTCTCATTGCAGAAGCAAAGTTTGAGGCGATTGAAGAGGCACGGGAAATTGATAGAGCTTCAATGGCAAAACATAATTGGGATGCTACTATCATTAGTATGATTTTAGGATTGATTTGCCTTGCATTATTCCTTGATGGTCTGCTTAGAATCCTTGGTATCATTCCACCTTTTATGGATTTAGATGTTAATATTTTAGATGATATAGTAGAGAGGGTTGAAAGTGATATAATGCCATATATACAGAAGTATCAACGTTACCTTCCAGGAATCTAGTGGACAATCTTTCCATTTTTTTGTTTGCCATTGCGGGTATATCCACATTGGTGGGTGCTTTTTATCTGATGCATAGTGCCACCAGTTCTAAACCCGTTATTGATTATAATTCTGGCCGTCTAGCAGGTGAATGGACTACAGAAGTAAAGAGACCAATACATCCAGAGATGAGGGATGTTGAACCTGGTACAGAATTGATGGGAGTAAATTTTAGTGAGCCAAAAACAGAGTGTAGTTTAGAAGAATATAAGGATCTTCAAGCACGTATAGATGAGTTGAGAGCAGAATTGGAAGGTGATGATGAGGATGATGATGAAGATGATGGCGGGGATGTCATTATCGTCAGAGTATGATAAACTTGTATATATAACTGTGATTAGATTATAAACTATGAAAATCTTTTTAGATACTGCTGAAACTGAGATAGTTAGTAAGCATTGGAAGACTGGACTGATTGACGGTTTAACCACAAACCCTTCCCTAATTAGAAAGAGTGGTAGAAAGCATGAGGAAGTGTATCAGGAGTTTAAGGATATTGGACTGACTGATATTAGTATGGAAGTGATTGGTAGTAAGGAGAATATGATCTCTGAGGGTAAGAGATTACATAAGAAGTTTGGTAAGTGTGCTACGATTAAAGTTCCTTGTACTTATGATGGTCTTCTTGCATGTGCTAATTTGAGTGTAGAAGGTATCAAAGTAAATGTAACTCTTATTTTCTCACAGTCTCAAGCAATCCTTGCAGCAAAGGCAGGAGCAAAGTATGTGTCTCCATTCGTAGGAAGAGTCGATGATAATTCATTTGGTGGGTTATGCTTAGTTAAAGATATTGCTAAGGTATACCGAGAGCACATGGTAACAACTCAAGTTCTAGCAGCATCTCTTCGTGGTGTAAGAGATGTTGGTAGAGCATTTGAGTATGGTGCTGACATTGTTACCATGCCACCGAATGTTTTTGAGGGTATGTATAATCATATTCTTACAGACAAAGGTCTTGATCAGTTCGACAAAGACTACGAAGCTAGTATTAAAGAATGAAGACTTTAACAATCAAAGAGTTCGTTGATGATTCTGCAGGAATCATTAAGCGAGTAGAGAAAGGTGAGAAGATTGCGGTGACCGATGGAGAGGTCAGCGCAGTCTTAGTCCCTTCGGATGAATACATTTATAAGATGAACAATAGTGATGGTCCATGAGTGCTCAGTTGCATTTACTTTTTCCTACACCAATATACGTGGATAATATTGGTGTGGATTTTGAAATCTCTACTGTGAGACAGTATGTGGATGTGGATGGTGGTCTTATTTCTAGGGACCAAGATTGTTTGTTGGAGAATAGGAAGTTAAAAGAAGAGGTAGATCGACATACAGAATATTATTTGCGGGATCATTTACATCTTAATAAGTCAGTAGGATTAAAACATCAATGTAGTTGGATACTTCTTACGGATAAAGGAGGATATTCTCCTAGACATTTTCATAGCAATTCTTGGTTAACAGGAATATATTATTTTCATGTAACTGAGACTAGTGGAGATCTTGAATTTGAGCATGATCCTCCAAATTGGTGTGCGGGTAATATGGATCCTAGTAAACAAATTGAAGAATATAATATGATAAACTCCACATCTATAACGTTTAGACCCGGACCTGGAGACTTATATCTATTTCCATCTCATTTACATCATAGTGCTACTAGAAATAATAGTAGTGAGCAAAGAATTTGTCTCCCTTTTAATTATTCTTTATGTGGAGAATGGGGATCATTAACTAAAAGTATGACAGCTTGACTTAGTTTACAATCTTTCCTATAATCTTAAAGTCACATTCAAACCAATGACTCTAACTTCAAAGTTCAGTAAAGATCTCAGCACATTACGTGCTGCCGCCAACAAAGAAATTTATTTGGATGTAAAAAATCCAAAACTATATAAAAAACTTAAGAGATACTATGTTGGGGAAGGGTTGGAGTTAACAGGAGAAGATCCAGAATACGATTACGCAAATGTAATGGAATGTGTTAGACAGGATCTTCAAGAGGTTGAAGTAAAATGAAAGTAATTATGGAACGGTATCCTTACCGTTATGTGGAGGCGGGAACCTTAGAGAATGGGAAACCAGACTACCGTATTCAAAAAGAAGATTATTACACAAAGAGATATAGAGATATGTATCTTTGTGACAATAGTATGCAACTTACCACTGCTATTGAAGATTTTGAGTACACTAAATGGTTAGATCCGGCAGGTGTCCCTTGTTATGTTAAGGATCACACGGTGGCGTGTAGCTCAGTTGGTAGTAGCGTCTGACTGTTAATCAGAATGTCGCTGGTTCGAGCCCAGCCACGCCAGTTCCTATAATAAATATCTAAAAACGTAAAGAACAATGGCATTTAAAGGTACATCAGGGAAGTCTTCTAGTGGAGCATCAATGTCTAAGTATGATGTTGAAGTAGAATCAAGACTGCAAAAATTAGAATCTCATACACATGATGGTGTAGATGCTGGTGAATTGCAGGGTTTGAAGAAAGCAATTTTTGATAATGCAGTATCTCCAGACAGACTTGATAAAATAGAGAGACAACTCGCTAACTTAATTGCAGTAGTAGATGCAGAACTACATCCGACAGCTAAGGATGAACAGGGTCAACCGGTTCCTATAAATTGGGACGAATAATTTATAATTTATTATGAAAATTGGATTTAATTGTAGTTCCTGTGATTTATTTCATGCTGGCCACGTAACCATGATGAAGATGGAGAAGCATCTGTGCGATTATTTGATAGTCGCACTGCAGGTGGATCCAACTATTGATCGTCCTGGTGTAAAGAATAAACCAACTCAATCTGTATATGAACGTTACGTTCAGTTACAAGGTTGTAAATATGTTGATGAGATTTTGGTGTATGAGACAGAAGCAGACTTGCTTAACTTGATTCAAACCCAGACTGTTCATATTAGATTTCTGAGTGAAGAGTATAAGGATAGAGACTTTACTGGTAAGCAGTATTGCATTGATAATGGAATTGAGTTATACTTT